AACCCTAAGCAAGCAGATAGAGATACTCTTTATAAAGCACGAATTAATCCTATCGTAGCATTCCCTGGACAAGGTATCGTCCTTTATGGCGATAAGACAGCACAAGCTAAACCTTCGGCCTTTGATCGTATCAACGTTCGTCGCTTATTCATTGTATTAGAAAAGGCAGTTGCAACCGCAGCTAAATTCCAACTTTTCGAATTTAACGACGAGTTTACTCGCGCAATGTTCCGTAACATGGTAGAACCATTCTTACGAGATGTAAAAGGTCGACGTGGTATTACTGACTTTGCTGTGGTGTGTGATGAAACAAATAACACCGGAGATATTATTGACACAAATCAATTTGTTGCCGATATTTACATCAAACCAGCACGTTCGATTAACTTCATTACATTGAACTTTATCGCAACACGAACTGGTGTTGAGTTCTCTGAAATCATTGGTCAATAAGAAATAGGAGAATATGCAAATGGCAATTTTAGGTGTAGATGACTTTAAGTCAAAATTGATTGGCGGTGGTGCTAGAAGCAATTTATTCAAAGTAGAAATGGGTTGGCCTGCAGGTATAGGTAGTGCTGCAGACACAGAACTTGGTAGCTTTTTAATTAAAGGTGCAGCACTTCCTGCTTCTATTATAGCTCCAATTACTGTTCCATTTCGTGGACGACAACTTCAGATTGCTGGAGATCGTACGTTTGAACCATGGACAATTACAGTAATCAATGATACAAATTTTGCATTACGTAATGCGTTTGAGCGTTGGATGAATTTGATTAATAACCATAACGCTAATAGAGGTGTAACTGATACTGCTGGCTATTTTGCTGATGCAGCAGTTTATCAATTAGACAAACAGGGCAATAATCTAAAAGCTTATAATTTTCGTGGTGTATGGCCAACGAATATAAGCGCAATTGAAGTATCGTACGATACTGAAAACGCAATTGAAGAGTTCACTGTAGAACTTCAAGTGCAATATTGGGAAGCTAGTACCACTAGCTAAGCTGTATAGATAATAAGAAGAGAGATGTTTTCCTAAAAACAGGATCTCTCTTCTTATTATTATTGGAGAAACACGTTGGCAGAAATATTTGGCTTTGAAATAAAACGAAAAGAGCAGGAAAAGGAAGATACTAAAAAACGTTCCTTTGTTGCTCCATTAGAAGATGATGGATCCAGTTATATTCAATCTGGCGGTAGTTACTTTGGCCAATATTTAGATCAAGATGGTGGTGACACCCGTCATGAGGCTGATCTAATTCGTAGATATCGTGATGTTGCAACTCATCCAGAAACAGATTCAGCGATCGAAGATATTGTAAATGAAACAATTGTCGCTAATACGAATTCAGCTCCAGTAAAATTAGTTACTGATGATCTACAACAACCAGATAATATTAAAAAACTTATTCGTGATGAATTTGATAATATAGTTAAGCTACTACAGTTTAACCAATATGGTCATGAAATATTTCGCCGGTGGTATGTTGACGGCCGTTTATTTTATCATGTAATTGTTGATGAAAAGGCACCAAAAAAAGGCATATTAGAAGTAAGACCTATTGATGCTACTAAGATTAAAAAAATAAAAGAAATTGAAAAAGAAATTGACCAAAAGACTGGCGTAGAGTTAATTAAGTCTATAGAAGAATATTACGTCTATCAAGATACTGCACTGATTAAAAGTAATCAAGGTGTAAAAATATCTAAAGACGCTATTATATTTATTCCATCTGGGTTAATCGATCCAAGTCGAACAAAGGTATTATCGTATTTACATAAAGCGATAAAATCAGTTAATCAATTGCGTATGATGGAAGATTCACTTGTAATCTATCGTATGTCAAGAGCTCCAGAACGTCGTATCTTTTATATCGATGTGGGCAATTTGCCTAAGGGCAAAGCTGAAGAATATCTAAAAAATATTATGAATAACTATCGTAACAAACTTGTTTACGATGCTAGTACCGGCGAAATAAAAGATGATCGCAAGCATATGTCAATGCTTGAAGATTTTTGGCTTCCACGTCGTGAAGGTGGTAGAGGTACTGAGATTACCACATTACCTGGTGGAGAAAATCTTGGTCAGATTGATGATATTATATACTTTCAAAAGAAACTATATAGATCACTAAATGTTCCAGTTTCTAGATTGGATCAAGAAAATCAGTTTTCTCTTGGTAGAGCTGCTGAGATCTCTAGAGATGAAGTTAAGTTTCAAAAATTCGTTGATCGTCTACGTAAAAAGTTTTCTTGGTTATTTTTGGATTTATTGAAAACTCAATTAATGCTAAAAAGTATAATTGTAGAAGCAGATTGGGAAGAAATAAAAGAAAATATTGTAGTAGATTTTATAAAAGATTCACAATTTTCTGAATTAAAAGAAGCAGAAATATTAAGAGATCGACTTGCTCTATTGGGAGAAATGGATCAATACATTGGTAAGTATTATTCTATCGAATGGGTTCGTAAAAATATCCTTAGACAGTCTGATTCTGATGTTGAAAATATACAAAAACAAATTGAAAAAGAAAGAAGTTCTGGAGATATACCAGACGAAGAAGATTTGTCTTCTGGTACAGTTTAAGATCTAATTTTTTATAAATATAATATAGGAAAAAATATATGACAGATATTAATAATTTTATTAATGCATTAGATACAAATAAGACTGCTGAGGCAAATAACATTTTTGCTGCAGCAATGCAAGCTAAAATTACTAGTGCCTTAGATGCTAGAAAGTTAGAAATTTCTAACCAAGTATTTAATGGCGCTGTAGAAGATTTACAGGATAAGTAGTATGATTACCTTTAAGACATTAAGGTCTAGTTTAGCTGAGTCTATGGCTGCACCGGTGAAGACATTTAATGTTGGTAAAAAGACAAAAGCCACTATAAGTAAAGATGGCACAAAATTTGTATTGTATATTAATGGCGAATTATTAGATGATACATATACTTCTGTTGCAGATGCAGAAGCCGGAGCTAAAGAATTTGCTGATTTGCTTGGAGTATAAATGAAACTTATCACAGAACATCTAGATCACAATCTAGAATATATTGTTGAAGCTAAAGATGGTAAAAAGAATGTTATCATCGAAGGCATCTTTATGCAAGCAGAATCAACTAATAGAAATGGCAGAGTATATCCACGAGCTGTGATGGAATCTGCCGTACATAAATATGTTACAGAACAAGTTATTAGAGGTAGAGCAGTTGGTGAGTTAAATCACCCTGAAGGTCCTACTATTAACTTGGATAAAGTTTCTCACCGCATTACTGAACTCTCTTGGGACGGAAATAATGTGATGGGGAGAGCACTTATACTTGATACTCCTATGGGTCAAATTGTAAAAGGTTTGGTTGAAGGTGGTGTTCAGTTGGGTGTTTCTAGTCGTGGTATGGGTACACTTGTGCAACAACGTGGAGTGAATGTAGTTGGTAAAGATTTTATCTTAGCAACTATAGACATTGTTCAAGATCCCTCAGCTCCAGAAGCCTTCGTAAATGGGATTATGGAAGGTGTTGAATGGATATGGGACAATGGTATTCTAAAAGCACAAGACGTGGAAAAATATGAGACTGAAATTAAGCGTGCATCTTCTTCCCAGCTGAGCGAAACTCGGTTAAAGGTGTGGTCAGATTTCCTCTCAAAACTTTAACTCTAGATTATAGGAGTAGTAATTAATGTCTAAAGAGACCAAAACAACACTTGATCTCATTGAAGACGTATCTGAAGTACATCTCCATGATGAAACCCTCGTTGAAAACGTTGAAGTTGAGACCGAGGAATCTATCATGGAAGGCGATAATGTTGAAGCAAGTTTGAAAGAAGCTGCAGGTAGTCCAACTGCCGAGGTTCCTAAAACTAAAGCTGGCATTATTAATGCTATGTACAAGCATATGTCAAAGATGAAGAAAGAGCAACTACAAGCAGCATATGAAAGTATGATGCCAAGTGCTAGTGATGACGAGCTTGATGAAGCTGCATGTGAAGAAGACGAAGACGAAGTACTAGAAAAGAAGAAAGGAAAAATGAAAGAGTCATATGACTTTAAAGTTGACCTTGAAGCTCTAGTATCTGAAAATTCTTCTTTAGATGAAGAATTTCAAAGTAAAGCTGCAACAATTTTTGAAGCAGCTGTTAAGACCAAAGTATCTGCTGAGATCGATCGTCTTGAAGAACAATATACCGTTTCTCTTCAAGAACAAACTGCTACTATCAAAGCTGAACTTGTAGAAAAGGTTGATGGTTACCTTAACTACGTAGTTGAGAACTGGATGGAAGAAAATCGTGTCGCACTTGATGCTGGTCTTCGTACTGAAATTTCTGAGTCATTCATGAAAGCTTTGAAAGGCGTATTTGTTGAACACTACATCGAAGTTCCAGAATCGAAAGTTGATATGGTTGATGAGCTTGCTGAACAAGTAGTTGAATTAGAGCAACAGCTTTATAAAGAAACTGAAGCTAATATTCGCTTAACTGAGTCCATAGAAAAACTACAACGATCAGAAATTATTGTAGAAGCATCTAAAGATTTAGCTCAAACTGAAGTTGAAAAACTAAAGGGGCTTATCGAAGATTTTGATTTTGAAGACGTAGATACTTTTACCAAAAAAGTAAACACTATTCGCGAATCATATTTTACAAAACCAATTGTAAATAACCAAGAAGAGCAATTGTTTGATAGCGATCAAGATACTGATAAACCAGTAACTGGAGTTATGGCAATGTATTCTTCCGTATTATCAAAAACCCTTAAAAAGTAAATTAGGAGTATTATAAATGTTTAACGCTGAAACTGCTATTCAAAAATGGGCGCCTATTCTAGAGCATGCCGATCTTCCAAAGATTGGTGACAACTATAAGAAGCATGTTACTGCTGTTCTTCTTGAAAACCAAGAAAAAGCATTGCGCGAAGAGCGCTCTGCAATGGGCTTCATGACTGAAACTGCTGCTAACGCTACTGCTGGTGGCACTGGCAATATGGCAAATTGGGATCCCGTACTTATTAGTTTAGTACGTCGTGCAATGCCTAACCTAATGGCTTATGACGTAGCTGGTGTACAGCCTATGTCTGGTCCTACTGGTCTAATCTTTGCTATGAAAAGCAGATACTCTACTCAAGGCGGTACTGAAGCTTTGTTTGATGAAGCTAACACTGGCTTCTCTGGTACTGGTACTCACGGTGGCGATTCTTCTTCAGTACCAGGTACTACAGGTGTTGATACAACTCCTGCAAACACCATCACTGATAACTTTAACTTTGGTACTGGTCTTTCTACTGCCAATGGTGAAGCTCTTTCCAACACTGGTGCTGCTATGGCGCAAATGGCTTTCTCAATCGAGAAGACATCCGTTACTGCTAAAACCCGTGCTCTAAAAGCTGAATACACTATGGAATTGGCACAGGACCTTAAAGCTATTCACGGTCTTGATGCTGAATCAGAACTCGCTAATATTCTTTCTGCTGAAATTCTTGCAGAAATTAACCGCGAAGTGATTCGTACAATTAACGTGAAAGCAAAGCTTGGTTGCCAAACTTCTAACGTTGCAGCTGCTGGTACTTTTGACGTTGAAACCGATTCTGATGGTCGTTGGTCAGTTGAGAAGTTCAAAGGTCTTATCGTTCAGATTGAGCGTGAAGCTAACCAAATTGCTAAAGACACTCGTCGTGGCAAAGGTAACTTCATTATCTGTTCTTCTGACGTAGCTTCTGCTCTTGTAGCTGCTGGCATGCTTGATTACACTCCAGCTCTTTCTACTTCTTTGAATGTAGATGATACAGGTTCTACCTTTGCTGGTGTGTTGAATGGTCGCACTAAAGTTTATATCGACCCGTATGCTACTGTTGACTATGTCAACGTAGGCTATCGCGGTACTAACCCATATGATGCTGGTATGTTCTACGCACCGTATGTTCCTCTCACAATGGTTCGTGCAGTTGGTCAGGACGACTTCCAGCCACGTATCGGATTCAAAACCCGTTATGGCATGGTTGCTAACCCATTTGCTGGTGGTGCTTCTGGTGCTGAAACTGGTACTAATCGCGCAAACCAGTACTACCGCATCTTTGCAGTAGAAAATATCCTAGTTTAATTTTGGATAATAAAGTGTGGTAAGGCTCTTCTTACCACTATAAAAAAAGTAGGGCTTTTACCTACTTGCTTAAGGGGATCTTCGGATCCCCTTTTTTTTATTATAAATATTGATATACCACATAACTTATAGGTAATATTCTATGCCATACGAATTAACTCAAGAACTTTCGACATTAGATGAAAATGTTAATTATGTTAATCCTACAGCATTTAGATTAGTCATAGACAATTTGAATTATGCTAATGCCCAATTTAATGTGCAAACAGTAGCTTTACCAGAAATTTCAGTTACAGCTGCTCCGTTGAATTCAAGACAGGTGAATATATACTCTACTCCAGATAAAATTACTTATGGTACATTGGAGTTATCTTTCTTAATTGACGAAAAATTTATTAACTATATGGAAATCCATGATTGGCTTTTTACTTTAGTTAAAGGCACTAGCACTACAAAGGACATGCAATTAATTATTCTTGATTCAAATAATAATGTTGCTAGAGAAATTCAATTTATTAACGCTATGCCAATCAGTTTAGGGTCTATACCATTTGACATTACTGCTAGTGATGTTGAGTACTTAACAGCCACAGTTTCATTTCAATATGACTATTACAAATTCAAGCGAAATGTGGTATAATATATAGTACTATACAATGAAAACTTGAAGGATATATTATGACTCTTGAACAAATACTTGATATGTGGAAAAAAGATTCTGTCATCGATGATGTAAGATTAGATGAAGCTTCTAAAAATACTGCATCACTGCATTCGAAATATCTAGAACTCCTCAGTATTAACAAATTACAAATTCGGCGAAGAGATGCTGAATTCAAAATACTGCTAAAAAATAAATGGCTATGGTATAATGGCAAAATGCCAAAAGCTGATATGGATGCTCTTGGTTGGAAATACGATGCATTGAATGGACTAAAAATATTAAAAGGCGATATGGACTATTACTATGACGCTGATGCCGATATACAAGAAGCTCAAGCTAGAATTGACTATCTTAAAACTGTAATAGATACATTAGAAGAAATTATTAATAATATTCGATGGCGTCATTCTACTATTAAGAATATGATAGATTGGCGTCGATTTGAAAGTGGAAGCTAATGAATGTTATAAAAGTACAATATATTAACTATGTCTTTTTGCGGGTCGAGTGTGACCCAGGCGTAGCCAACGAACTATCCGATTTCTTTTGCTTTTATGTGCCTGGATATAAATTCATGCCTGCATATAAAAATAAATTATGGGATGGAAAAATTCGCCTTTATGACATTCGTACTAAAGAATTACCTGCAGGTCTTTTTAAGTATTTGAAAGAGTTTGCTGAAACTCCTGGTAGAGACTATTCTATAGAAATTATTCATAGTAACTATTATGGTATGCCTGCCGTGCACGAAGGTGTAGATACTTCATTTATGAAAGATATCACATATACATCAAAGGGCGCACAAATATTTCCAAAAGATTATCAGATAGATGCTGTCCAATATGCATTAACAAATAAAGCTGGAATGCTTATATCTCCTACTGCATCTGGCAAATCACTAATCATCTACACGCTTGTAAGATGGTATCTAGAAAACCATAATAAAAAAATAATTATCATTGTTCCTACCACGTCATTGGTAGAACAAATGTATAAAGATTTTGGCGATTATTCTGAATATGATGAAAACTATAATAATGAAGAAAATTGTCATAGAATATATTCTGGCAAAGAAAAAAACTTTAAGCAGCGTGTAGTAATTACCACATGGCAATCAATTTATAAATTGAACACGCCATGGTTTGAACCTTATGGTATGGTAATAGGCGATGAAGCACATAACTTTAAAGCAAAAAGCCTTACGTCAATTCTGACTAAATGCAAAGAAGCACAATACCGGTTTGGTACTACGGGAACATTAGATGGTACTCAAACTCATAAGCTCGTATTAGAAGGATATTTTGGTCCAGCATATTATGTAACTACTACAAAAACATTAATGGATTCAGGAGATTTGAGTCTATTAGAAATACAAATAATGCTATTGAAATACAGTGATGATCACTGCAGACTAATATCAAAAGCAAAGTATCAAGAAGAAATTGATTTTATAGTTTCACATGATCCTAGAAATAAATTCATTGCGAATTTAGCTTTAGATCAAGATGGTAATACTCTTGTTTTATTTAATCTTGTAGAGAAACATGGTAAGCCACTATATGATATTATAAAAGAAAAAGCACATAGTAAGCGTAAAATATTTTTTGTTTCTGGTGCAACAGATGTTGACGTCCGTGAAAACGTTAGAACAATTACAGAAACAGAAAAGAACGCTATTATTGTTGCGTCTCTAGGTACGTTTTCTACTGGTATAAATATTAAAAACTTACACAATATAATATTTGCTTCACCATCAAAAAGTCAAATAAAAGTTTTGCAAAGTATTGGTAGAGGCTTAAGAAAAAGTGATGATGGTAGAACAACTAAGCTTTTTGATATTGCAGACGATTTACATTGGAAACATGCTAAGAATTATACATTAACACATGCAGCAGATCGCATAAAGATATATACTAAAGAAAAGTTTAACTATAAGATCTATGAGATTAAATTATGAATATAAGTGATACTGCTATAAAAAATATAAAATTGACAAATGGTGATCAGATAATATCTGCAATTAGTACTAAGTCTTCTATTGACTTAATTATTCTAGAGTATCCATTTCAACTGAATCTTATAAAAGAAAAAAATAATAATATTAGATATTACTTTACTAAGTATATGCCACTATCTGGAAATAATATTATTAATTTGAATGTAAATAGCATTGTTGCTTATACTAACGTTAGCGGTGATGTAGAAGAAAGATACATTCAGGCCGTACTCGATTCATCAGCTGATACCGATACTGATGCTGATGAGGATGACGATACCAATGATATAGATGATTTCTATTCATTAACAAATATACCAGATGTAAAACATTAATATACACCTCTCTCCCCGGTACACTCTATTATTATATCACACAATTGTAAAACTGTACACTGATATTTTTATTGTACATTTATAATTACCCGTGATATAATAAGTTATTATAAAGGAGAATCTATATGATTTCAAAACCAATAAAGCCAAAAGATAAACCTCACTACGTTAACAATAAGCAGTTCTCTCTAGCAATTGTTGAATACGTCACTTCTGTAAATACTGCTAAAGCGTCTTGTACTGAAATCCCTATAGTACCTAATTATATTGCCTTATGCTTTTTAAAAATTGCAG